AAAAAAGTTCTGTACTACCGTTATGTATTTGACTGTACTGCGCTGCTGCTTGTAAAAACTTTATAGGTTTATATATCTGCGGTTTTACCGTAAACGTATTAAACTTTATTTGGTTTTCTTCTTGTTTCATTCTAAAGTTAAAGATATACCAATCTACAGGGCAATTAATTCCTTTAGATTCAACATCATTTATTGCTTTTTCTGCACCACGTCTGCTTACAGCATATCCTGCACATGACCACTGTTGATACGAACGACAGGTGTAGTTTTGGTACACATCGTGCTCTGAAGAATTGTAAGCAAACAAAGAATCATCAGGAACAAAAAATGAAAAGAAATCCCAGATAGGCATAAGTTCACTTATATAAATACTTGCAATATTTTTAAAGTTCTTACTTACTACTATGTCATCTTCAAAAATAATTAATGTGTCATATTTAGATTCTAAAAACTTTTTATATGCCAAGTAATTACTTGCCCAAACTCCTATGACTCCAGAACTTGGTGGGAAGGTCTCTCCTGGCTTACAGAAATCGGTAACAGTATTTACCTTAAATTCAGGTGTCTGATTAATAAATGTTTCAGCCTTATCAGCGGTATTTAAGTACATAGTAGGAGAGCCAAGACGAGGCAAGAAAGACATAGATTTTAAAATGCCCTCATAAGATTTGTTTCTTAATTCATTTCCAGTATCAGTATGAAAAACCTCAAAGCAGGCGTTATCTAACATCTTGACCTTCTGTTTGTAGATAGGCATTGTTTAATAAAGTCATTATAGATTGTTTTAATTGTGGTCTAAACATTGGTAAGAACATTGTTCCACCAAATCTAGGATTACTTTCAAATATAACTGGTTTACCATCACGAAGTTTAAAGTTTACATTTGCTGGACCACTGTAATTTGCCAGTTTAAATATCTTACGAAATATTTCAAGAACCTCTGGCTCTATAGTTATAGCCTTATTTGCAAAAGGTCCCATGTTTACCTTTCCATCTTTTGGTACTGGACCTTCAAAGGTACAATGCCAAAGTAGATCCCCATCTTTGCACATAACCTGCGTTACATACTCCGCATCTCCTTCTATGTACTCCTGTACAACGTAACGCTGTCCTTTAAAGCGATGATTATTTAGAGCCCACTCATATCTTTCTTGGTCCCAGATTAAGGCTACACCTACGCCTCCATACAAATCTAATCTTTTCATTATGAATGGAAACTCTGGGGTAGATGAAGTTACTTCTATAGTTTTTGGAAAGTACTCTTTTAAACCACTGCTTTCTAAAAAGTTATAAAACAAATCTTTGTTTTGAAAAGTATTTATAGTTTCTTTTGAAGAGACTAAGGTAAGGCATCCTGTTGGATGATTTAAATTGTTTTCTACCGATAGCGGTATTAATACGGACTTGTTGTAATTTTTACAAATTTCTTGTAAAGGGAAATCTAACTTATCAACCTCTATAACTTTCTCAATTGATGAGAAGCCTTTCCAAAAAGGAGAGTCTGTTCCAAGAGCCTCACGCCAAGTGGGCCATAATCCTTTCCCATAGATAACTACTAGCACTTCTCAATCCATACCTGATAGCCCGATTCAATCATGTTGTACTCACCCTTACAGAGATTAAGAACGCAATCCACGCCCCTCTTAGGCTCTCTGTACTCTCCTCCGCCGTAGTTCCAGAGGTAGTCATCAAATGCCATCACCCCACCTGATTCCAGGTGCCTAAAGCCATTCAAGCCATCTATAGCGGTCTGCAGAGCGGTGTGGTCGCCATCTATGTATATGAAGTTATATGAACTAGCGCCCTTTAAGAAGAACTCATCACTGGTCATCTTGTGCTTTAAGATTCTTCCATCCTTTGGGAATCTTGAATCGTAGTAAGCCTCTACTGAAACAAAGTCCAAAGATTCATGGGCGACTTCTTCACTACCCTCCCACGTATCCACATCATCTAGATATTCGATCTCTCGATTATTAAGGAGCCACTGCGTGGCGTCTCCTGTGTAGGTGCCGATCTGCAGTGCACGAAGTGGAACACTTGGCACATGTCTAAAGTACTTCTCTACATCTTTAAACCAATTAGGAAACATTAGTTAAACAAATTCATATTGTTAAGACATCCATTTACGTACTCTTGAGACATCTCGTAATTATCTAACAGATGTTGAAACAGAGTTTTACTTTCATCTCTACGCCCAATCCACCAACCAGCAACAGCCTTCTCAAATAGTAAACAGTATGAGCCGTTGTATTCAACATACCCTGGCAGTGGCTGATTATAGGTAGTAGTAGCAAACAACAGACCTAGTTCAGCATAGGCATAGCACTCTTGGTACTCCTTATTTCGTTCTTTAATTCTACAGAGCAAAAAGTATGCCTCTGGTCTATTTGGTAGATAAGTAATAGCCTGCATGATGTTGTTGTATATGGTTCGATTTCTATCTCCTTGAGCACCCCAACACAACGCCATCTTTAACAGAGAGGTGTAGGTAATTAGAGGGTGTGTTTTATACCCATACTCAGCAGCCCTTAAATAAAATCCAGCAGCCGATGCGTATTGCAGTTGTTCTTCGTAGGCGATAGCAAGATTAAAATTATTCTCAACATCAACTGGATCCTCAGCCAGTTTTAAAGTCAACTCTCTAACGTCCATAGGACATAGCCTCCGTAATCATTCCGTTGACAACCTTCTTAGGGACCTCAAGAACAAAGGCGCAATTATCTTGTACACCGAAAGTTAAAACCAAATTCTTCTTTATGATTGCAGCACCTACACAGAATTCAATAGGCGTATCTAAAAATGAAAAGGAAGAGGTAATACCAACAAAGTTAAATTCTTTGTCCCACACAATCATTCGATGTCTGTAGATAGAGTCCTTTTGATTTAAATAATTTTTCCATAATTTTACTTCATGAGTAAAGGCAATGTAGTAATCGCCCCAAGCAATTACATTTGTACCACCACGTTGATCAGAAGAAATCGGCGGAGTTTCTTTTACTAGTACCTGCTTACATTCAGACTTATCAGGATTAGCCCAAACAATTTCGGTAGGCATAGCCCACTTAACAAAATGATAAGGCTTGTCAAGAATCGGCATCCAATTCTTTTCACAGTAGGACGTAACATCTACAGGAGGCGGGATACGAACTCGTTGAACTTCTTTGGCTGTCCAATTCTTTTTATCTAATTCAATTTTAGAGTACTCCATGCGACCTTGCCCATTGGGCGTGGTATCACGCCGTACCCCGATCAGGTAGTAGTTACCATCCCACTGAGTAATGCGGACATCCTCTTCACCAACAAACTCCCAGATAGGAGGTACATTAAATTTAGAGTAATCAACTTCAGTAAAATTTATCAAATTATAATTTTTATCAAGACGACCTAGATAGTTGGTCGTAACTAGCCGTTGATCTTTTTCAGGATGTAGATAGGAGAGTGGTCCCCAAGGACTAAAAAATCTTTGATCTTTTTCGGAGTGATAGAGGGTGTAATTTACATGCCTAATATTTACGAGAATATCCCCATCATCATCAACAAAAATTGATGGGTTCATTAAGCCCATACCAGAGGTAGTTGAGTGGGGTAGAATTAGGGGCGCTAATTTGCCCCCTTGAGATACGGATTTGTGCACCAAATTCATGGGAACACTTTAGCCCACATAACCAGCCTGTACCAATTAACCTTTACTTGTTTACTAGTACAAATAAGTGTTACTTAGGTACCTTATAAGTACCTTATTTAAGGAGTCACATGGCAACAGCATATAAAATTTTAGGTCAGGTAGCCACTTCAACATTAGGTGCTACAACTGAGGGAACCCTCTATACATCAACAGGCGTTGAAAGTATAGTTTCATCATTAGTAATCGCAAACCAAGCAGGATCCTCTGCAACATATCGAATTGCTGTTCAGCCTTCTGCAGACGCAGGTTCAAGTGCCACTGATAAGCACTGGATTGTTTATGGCGCAACAGTTGCCGCATCAGATTCAGTTATATTAAATGTTGGATTAACACTTGCTGCTGGTGATCG